CCGATGGGATCGGACAGCGGCAAGCGGCTCGACGACCCGGCCGAGGCCGCGCGCATCCTGCGCCACTACCTCGACAACGACCGCGACGCGCAGGCCGCTTCGCGGCTCACCCGTGAACGGTTCGTCCACACCTTCGGGCTCGACGTGGTCATGGCCGCGTGGCGGGAGTTCCTCGCATGAGCGCCGGACCTGGCGGCTTGAACGAGATCATCGTCGGAGCCCCGACCTTCGAAGAGTTGCCAGCCCAAATCGCCCCCATCGTCAAGGCCCACCCCGAGTATCAGAAGTGGTGGGCGCAGCAAGTCTCGGATCGCTGGTGGGTCGCCTCATGTGTGCCAGAAGCTCCGAGACCACGACCTGCCGACAAGACGAGGGCCAAGTCACGACGCCGCAACGCGCGGACTGCCGCGCCAGCGACCCCATACCGAGCGTCAGTGCGGGAGTCTGGCCCGAGTGTGCTTGACCTGTTGGCTCGGGTCCGCCGACTTGAGCAGCAGGTTGAGGAACTCACCGCCGAGCGTCGGGCGGAGGCCTCACTCGACCGAGACTTCCATGAGTTCATGGACGGAATCGGCTGGACCGAGCGCATGGAACTCCTGTCATGAGGGTCCTCGCCGACTACCACCACCATGACCTGTGGGAGAGTCTCGAGCTGCTCGCCGCCCGCCTCGGCTGGACGCTGTACCGCCCGATCGGCATGGAGTGGTTCACGCAGGGCTACTGGAACCACGAGCGCAAGTGGCACGGCGACGCGGTCGCGCGCCAGTACCTCGAGCCGTGGGGCGACGACCTCGCACCCGACTCCGAGGGCGCAGGGCGGCGGCATGACCGCAGCCACCCGGGGCGCTGGCACAAGCTGATCGGCCTCGACGCCGCGCGCTCCATGCGGTTCGACCTCGTCATCAGCAGTCTCGCCCACAACCACGAGGGGTTCGCCCAGTTCGCGTCCGAGGTGGGCGCCACGTTCGCGCTCCAGGTGGGCAACGTCCGGTTCGGCCCCGCCGATATGGCCGAGGACCGCTGGGACCTCGCCGCGTTCGGGCTGGTGTCGGGCTTCATGCCCGTGACGCCATCCAAGCCGCACGTCGTCTACCACCAGGAGTTCAGCCTCGAGGACTTCCGGTACGAGCCGCCGCCGCGGCACGAGCGGTTCCGGGTGTCGTCGTTCGTCCAGTGCTACCCTCAGGACGCGGGTGCCTATCCCTACCTCGGAGCCGCTGCGGGCGTCGCGCCCGAGCTCGACTGGCGGGTGTATGGCGCGTATGGCGAGGCCCCGCTCGACGGCTACGCCGCGGGCAACCTCGACCGCTGCGCCGACGTGGCCGCCGCGATGCGCGACACGGACGTCGGCTGGCACGCCAAGCGCTGGTCGGACGGTTACGGGCACGTCATCCACAACCTGTTCGCTGTCGGGCGCCCGGTGTTCGGGTTCCGGACGTACTACGCCACGCAGATGGCCGGCCCGCTGTGGGTCGACGGCGTTACGAGTTATGACATCGGCACCCGGTCGCCGGCCGAGGTGGCTGGGCTGATCCGCGAACTGCGCGACGACCCGGAGCGGCACCTCCGCATGTGCGAGGCCGCCGCGGCACGGTTCCGCGAGGTCGTGGACTTCGACGCCGAGGAGCAGGCCATCCGCGCGATGCTCGCGCAGGTGCTGCCATGACGTTCTACACGCTGGGCATTCTGTGGGGTCTCGAGCCGCGCGAGATCCGACGCCTGCTGCGCGACCTGCTCGACGCGGGCTGGAACCTCGCCTGCGCCTATCGCACCGACGACATGGTGCTGGTCCGGGTTGGGCTGCTGTCATGAGGCTGCTCATGTTCGGCCACTACAGCCACACCGGCTTCGGCGTCGTCACCGAGTCCTTGGGCCGGGAGTTCGTCGCCCGTGGCGTGGACGTCCGGGTACTCGCGGTCAATCACCGCGGCGAGCCCGTCAGGGGTCCCCTGGCCGGGCGCGTGTGGCCCGCCAACATGTTCGGCGACGGGTTCGGCGGCAACCTCAGTAGCAAGGCCATCGACGGCTCGCTGTGGACGCAGCTCGACGGCGACGACGACTGGCGGCCCGACCAGGTGCTCGTCGTGGCCGACATGTCGGGCTTCCAGGGGCACATCGGCAAGGTCACGCCGCCGTGGCTCAGCCTCCCGGTGTGGCACTACTGCCCGATCGAGGGCGACAACCTCCCCGTGTCGTGGCGCGACATCTGGAACCAGCCGGGGCATCTGCCCGACGGCACGATCCTCGGTGGCCCCTTCCGCCCGGTGGCGATGAGCCGGTACGGGCAGCGGGTCATCACCGAGCACATCGGGCGCGAGGTGCCGTTCATCTATCACGGCGTCGACTCCGAAACCTTCCGGCCCGCCTCGGTCGCCCACCCCCTGCCGTACAAGGGCCAGCGGCTCTCGACCAAGGAGGCGTGCAAGGCGGCGCTCGGGTTCCCGTCGAGTGCCAAGATCGTCCTCCGCACCGACCGCCACGTTCCGCGCAAGTTCTACCACTCGCTGTTCACGGCCATGATCCCGGTCATGGCGGCCGACCCCGACGTGGTCCTGCTGATCCACTGCCGGCCGACCGACGAGGGCGGCAACCTGCTGGAAGAGCTGGCCCGGATGCCGCGCAACCTGTGGCCGCGGGTCAAGTTCACCAACGCGCATGACACATGGCGTGGCCTGCCGACCGACGAACTGGTGGTCCTTATCAACGCCGCCGACGTGTACGCCACCACCACGTCGGGCGAGGGCTTCGGGCTCACGATCGCCGAGGCGCTGGCGTGCGAGGTGCCGGTGGTGTCCACCGGCTGGGCGGCCGAGGTCGAGGTCGTCGGTCCCGGCGGTATCCTCGTGCCGCCGCTGCGCGACGTCTACGGTGACACCGTGACCTACCACTCCACCTACGGGATGGACTGGGCCGTGCCCGACTGGCGCGGGTTCGTGGACCCGATCCTCGCCCTGCTCAACAAGCCGTCGCGCCGCCGCGAGCTCGGGCGGGCGGGCCGACGGCACGTCGTCAACTCCTTCCGCTGGCCGGATGCCGCCGACCAGTTCATGACCCTGTTCGACTCCGCTTCCGTGTCCGCCGAGGTCGCCGCATGAGCCAGCCGCTCGTCACCCTGACCGAGATCAAGGAGTACATCGGGCTCGTGGGCACGGCCGACGACTCGCTGCTCGCCTCGATCGCCTCCAACGCGACCGCCGTGGCCGAGCGCCACTCCGGGCGCGTGCTCGCGGTCACGTCCAACGTCACCCGCTACTACTCGACCGACGGGCAGGCGCGCCTGGTCGTCCATGACCGGCCGTTCTCCGACTCGTCGCGGGTCGTGACCCTCTCGGGCGTGACCATGACCGAGGATACCGACGTCTGGTTCATCCCCGACCGGCGCAACGGCGACATCACCGCCGACATCCAGCTCAACTACTTCGACACCGCTACGCCGGGCTGGTACCTGCGCGAGTTCGACTGGTTCGACCGCAACCTCGACAGCCCGCGGGCGCACCAGGGCACCCCCAACGACCTGCGGATCACGGGCGTCGAGGGCCACCCGCAGATCACCGGCGACACCCGGCTCGCGCTGCTGGAACTGTGCTCGTGGCTGTACTTCCGGTCCAAGTCGGGCGCCTCGGGCCTCGCCGTGGTGGCCACCGACATCGACCTCTCGGACACGCCGACCGTGTTCCGGCAGTGGGTCGAACACTGGCGGGTGCGGACCGCCGTGAGCCTCATTTGATGGCCGAGAACGTGACCGGGATGCGGGGCCTGCGACGCCGCCTCAAGGCCGTCGGCAAGACGGGCGAGGAGTTGCTCGAGGACTGGCCGATCCGCACCGTCCGCAACGCCAAGACCCGCCACCGGCCGCACAAGAAGACCGGCGTTACTTCGGACTCGATCCAGCCGGGCAGGCGGGGCAGGGACGAGGCCACGGTCCAGGCGGGCGGGGCCGCAGTGTTCCTCGAGTTCGGAACCAAGGCACACGACATCGTGCCCCGTCGGGCGCGCGTGCTGGCATGGCCCGCCAGCGCCGCCAGCCGACGTCTCTCGGGCTCCGCGCGGTCGGGCGCCAAGGACCTCATCTTCGCCCGCCGCGTCCACCACCCCGGCACCAAGGCCGACCCGTTCCTGGTCCCGGCCGGTGAGGATGCGCTCGAGGAGTTCATGAACGACGGGGTGGTTCAGCGACTGTGGAACAAGGCGGACTAGGATGGCGACCACCTTCCGCGCGGACATCGTGGCCGGGATCATGTCGGTCCTCAACGCCTACTGCACCGCGCACCCGGATCAGCTGGTCCGCGCGTACCGCGCCAAGCCGCTCAACGTGGCGGCGGGCGACCTCCCGGC